CTCAAGGAGCTTAAGGAACGATTTATTGTAGCGTTTCTCACTCAACTACAATTCTTAAGGGAGCTTCGGCTCCCTTTCTTTTTTCTAAAATAAAGTATATGATTTAATTCTAGGGTTTATTAACTTGTTCTACAGACTGACCTAGCAGACAAGCCAAGACGGTAGAACTTATTTCCTAGGAGGAAATTATGGCAAAATCAACATTCTCTGGACCTATCCAGTCACTAGCTGGATTTATTTCAGCAGGTAATGCTAACGTAGTTAGTTTAACCGCAGATACCACACTTACGGTAGATTCACACGCAGGTAAAGTTCTTACTTGTAATGATGCTGACGGTAAGTTCACATTACCAAGCATTGTAGCTACCACACCAGGTGCAAATGATGATCCTAACCAAACTAATAATTTAGGTGCTAGTTTTACTTTTGTAATTGAAACAGCAGCTACAGACTTAGATATTAAAACTGACGGAACAGATAAATTCGTTGGTGGACTATATATGGGTAAAAGCGATGCAGCAGGTAAAACATTCTTTTCAGGTGCTAGTAATGATGTTATTACTTTAAACGGCACTACTAAAGGTGGCATAGTTGGTACTATTATTAAAGTAACTGCTATAGGTGCAGCTAAGTACGCAGTAGAAGGTATTAACCTTGCTTCTGGTACTGTGGTAACACCATTTGCTGACGCGTAAGGAGTAAACAATGGCAGATACAGTAACCTCACAAACTATCCAAGATACAGATAGAGTAGCGATATTAAAGTTTACTAATGAATCTGACGGTTCTGGAGAGGCTTCAGTAAAAAAAGTTGATGTTTCTGCATTAGAGGCAAATAGTGCAGGAGAATCTTGTACTAGCGTATCAATAGCACGTATTTACTGGGCAACTAGAGGTATGGGTGTTGATATTGAGTTTGATGCTACAACTAATGTCTTAGCTATTCCGTTACCAGCAGATAGCACAGGTGACGAATACTATGACGATAGATTTAGCGGCATACCAAATAATGCAGGATCAGGCGTAACTGGTGACATTGACTTTACAACTGTAGGTCACTCAAGTGGTGATGCTTATTCCATTATTTTAGTTCTTAATAAAAACTATTAATGAATGGCTACCAGAAAATCAGCTAAACCTATACGTAGAACTACAGGCAAAGGCGGAAATTACCGCCCCACTAAAAAAGGGGCGGGAATGACCAAGAAAGGCGTAAAAGCTTATAGAAAAGCAAATCCAGGTAGTAAGTTAAAAACTGCTGTTACTGGAAAAGTTAAAAAAGGTAGCAAGGCTGCAAAAAGACGTAAGTCTTACTGTGCAAGATCGCTTGGGCAACTTAAAAAAAGCTCTGCTAAAACAAGAAACAACCCTAATTCAAGAATTAGACAAGCAAGAAGAAGATGGAAGTGTTAAATGAGTAAAGCAAAAATAAAAAAAGTAGTAAAAGGTTTAAAAAAAGCAAGTAAACTACATGCTGGGCAAGCAAAAACCCTTGAATCAATTAAGATGAAAAATGGCGGTAAAGTTAAAAGCGGCGGTAAAATATGCCCAGAAGGAAAAGCTTGGGCTAAAAGAACCTTTGATACATATCCCTCAGCATATGCAAATATGGCTGCATCAAAGTACTGTAAAGATCCAAACTATGCAAAAGGCAGCAAAAGAAAGAAAAAAGCTGCAGGTGGATTTGTTTCTGTAAGAGGTCAAGGCATAGTAATGAAAGAAAGACTAAGATAATGGGTCAATTAGCTGAATGGAGAAAACAAAATTGGGTGCGTATTGGAACAGATGGTTCTATCAAAGGACCTTGTGGCACAAGCAAGGATAAAAAAAACCCAGATCGCTGTTTACCAGCTGCTAAAGCCAGAAGTTTATCAAAATCAGAAAGAGCTACTACAGCAAAAAAAAAGAAAAAAGCTGGATCTAAAGGAAAAACAGTAGTTGCAAACACAAAAAAAGCAAGAGTATCAATGAATCGTGGAGGATCTATGGTAACAAATAAAAATAAAGCTGATCTTAACAAAGATGGGAAATTATCTTCTTATGAAGAGAAAAGAGGCATGGCTATTGAAAGAGCTATGGCAAAACAAAACAGAGTGAAAAAGAAAAATGGTGGTTTTATAGCTAAAGGTTGTGGTAAAGTTATGAATAACCGTAGAAAAGTAACTACAATTAGTTAGGAGAATAAAATGTTTAAAAGAACTAAATATTATGCTACTGGTGGTTCTGTCAAAGGCAGTAAATATATGTCTAAAGGCGGTGCTATGAAAGGATCCAAGTACATGGCTAAAGGCGGTGCTATGAAAGGTTCTAAATACATGGCGAAAGGTGGAGCAATGAAAGGATCTAAGTATATGTCTAAAGGTGGCTCCATGAAAAAAAGTAAATATATGGCAAAGGGTGGAAAGGTTTAACTATAAATAACGGGGGTTATTTTGTCTTATTTAATATCAAACATCCCACAGTTTAAATGTTGGGTGCGTAAAGAATTTACAGCAAATCATCAAAACTATCATGGTGAGTATTTGCACGCTTTAGCGTTTGCAGTCAATACTATTCCTGATAGATCTTTATCTTTTCAAGTTGTTTTTACTGGTTGTGAAACAGATTTTGAGGGTTATCCTGACGAAAATGTACACGGAGGTGCTATGTGGGCACGTATGCCAATACAAGCATTAGTTGCTGATGTGCCATTACAAGATTGGCCACACCCGATGGAAGATCATTTAGCACAACCTTGGGACTGCTTATCACACCATCATTCAGTTGTTGTTTTAGATAGAGTTAGTTCTTCGCCTTGGATATGTAAAATAGGTGGTGAATTTTATACAGGAACATACATGTTTACCGTAGATTATACTGAAAACAGTATTGCTGATGATTCAGCACAGCATAAACAAAGTCATGTGCTATACTTAACTGACGCAGGTGAATACACAGGAAATTTTGTAGCTTTACCTAATAATAGAGTGAGAGCAACAAATCCTGCTTTATGGCGAGTCGGAGAAGGTGCTCCAGACTTTTCGCCTAGTCAATGGATTCACACAGCAGAAAAACATGAGAGTTATATAGATCCAAATATAACATTTGATAATTTGTATAACCAAGAGGATAATAAATAATGGCATTATCAGGTAGCACAAATTTTGAACCCAATGTAACAGAGTTTATTGAAGAAGCATATGAAAGGTGTGGAGCTGAACTTAGAACAGGATATGATCTAAAAACAGCAATACGTAGCGTAAATCTAATGCTTGCTGAATGGGCTAACAGAGGTCTTAATCAATGGACTATTGAACAAGCTACACAAACTGTTACAGAAGGCACCTCAAGCTATTCTTTAAATTCTAATGTCATAGATGTTTTAGACGTTGTTCTACGTAGAACAGTAAATCAAACACAAACAGATATAAGCATGAATCGTATCAGTAGAAGCGAATATATCAACATTCCTAATAAAACTACAAAAGCAAGACCATCACAATTCTTTTTTGATAAACTTAATACACCAGCACTTCAAATATGGCCTGCACCCGAAAATAGTACAGATGTATTAGTATTCAATAAGCTTGTGCGTATGGATGATGCTGATAAAGCTACTAATACTATGGATATGCCATTTAGATTTTATCCATGTTTTGTTGCTGGTTTAGCATATTATTTATCACAAAAAAAGAATCCACAACTTACACCTCAACTTAAATCTTTATATGAGGAAGAGTTTAGAAGAGCAGCTGACCAGGATGAAGATAGAGCTTCATTTAGGGTCAGACCAGATATAAGGATGAATTAGGATGGCATATGCACTAGGTAAATTTGCTAGAGCTTTATGTGATAGATGTGGTTTTGAATATAAATTAAACGAACTCAAAGAAGAGTGGAATGGCTTAAAAACCTGTCCAGAGTGTTATGAATCAAAACATCCTCAATTAGAACCACTTACAGCTACAGCAGATCCAGAGGCTTTGTATAGACCGCGACCAAACAACGATGCTGAAGAGGGTGAAGGTTTTGTTGTTGTTGTACAATCTAATATATTTCAACCTGACTTTTTAAATCCATCTACTTTACCAACGAACTTCACAGTAAGTGAGATGACAGGTGGTGTGGGCGAGGTTACAATAGTTACATGACATTAGCCGAGTTAAAAACATTAATACAAAATTATGTTGAAAACACAGAAACTACTTTTGTAGCTACATTAGATGATTTTATTAAAAATGCTGAAGAAAGAATATTTGAGCTGATACAGTTTGATTACTTTCGTAAAAATGTAACAGGTAGTCTTACTGCTGGTAATACATATTTAACTGCGCCAACAGACTTTCAAATGAGTTTTTCACTTGCTGTAATAGATAGTGATGGCGATTATAAGTATTTAGATAAAAAACATACTACTTTTATGCGTGAATTTAGTGTTGATCCAACAGATACAACGGCAAGAGGACAACCTTTGTATTATGCAGACTTCGATAAAGAGCTATCTACAGCTAGTAATAACGGATCCACATTAATTGTTAGTCCTGTACCAGATGCAAATTACAATGTTGAATTACATTATTTATACAAGCCAAATTCTCTAGTTACAGACACTACAGGTACCTGGATTTCTAATAATGCTAGAAATGCTTTACTTTATGGATCTTTGGTTGAAGCAAATATATTTTTAAAAGGTGAAAGCGACATGCAACAGCAGTACGAGCAACGTTTTTTACTTGAAATTACAAGGCTTAAAAACCTTGCAGAAGCTCGCGGAAGGAGAGATGAATACCGTTACGATTCTTTGAGGACAACGGTATCGTAAAATAAATGAAAAAAATTGAAAGTCTTAAAGGCAAATCAGTTGCTATAGTTGGTATGGGTAAGAGCTGGTTTGATTATAATCTAGCAAAGTCACACGGAGTTCATTTCGATGAAGTGTGGGCTATTAATGGTGTAGGCACCGTAATTTATCACGATAGAGTATTTATGATGGATCCTGCATCTAGGTTTTTAGATACTGATGATGCTGGCGGTCAAACTGAAAGTATGGCAGAAATGATACAAGTACATGAAGGTCCTATATACACTTGTGAACTAGATGATAGATGTCCAGGTTTAGTAGAATATCCTATAGAAGAAGTTATCCAAGATCTCAACTGTTATTACCTAAACAATACAGTTGCGTACTCTATAGCGTTTGCATTATGGAACGAAGTAGCTATTTTAAAAATGTTTGGAATAGATTTTTCATACAAAGGTAATTTACATTTTGCTGAAGCAGGTAGAGGTTGTACTGAGTTTTGGCTAAGTAAATGCATATCAGCAGGCATGCAAGTAGAAGTAGCACATACATCTGGATTACTTGATACTGATGTGCCAGCAGAACAAAAACTCTACGGTTATCATAGGTTAAGCAATCCTTTAGTTGTTATGTCGGATGAAAATGGTCTGAAAGTAGAAAGAATAAATAATCTTGATATAACCAGAACATCACACAAACCAGTTTTGGTAGATCGTTATGATTCACACCTCAAATCACCAGAGCCAAAGAAATGGTAGATGAAATAACACCAGCAGGTGTGCCTGGATTGGGCATTATAGAAGCTAAGACAAGTAATTATGGTGGGCATCCTCCAGAGTTTTGGGCAGAAAGACTTACAGATAAAATAGTTAGTACAAGTGATAGTCAAGATCCTTATATAAAACAACAGGCTAGAGCATATAGAGATATGATCTACAAGGTTTGTTTGATTTATATAAAAAATGCGTTAAAATCTTATAAAGCTACT